TGAGGAAGCTATCAAGATGGGATTTGGAGGCATTGGAATACACAGTGTGTTCGTCCATATTGATATGCGCAATGTTGACGGTAATTCTAAACCTGTAATGTGGCTGTACTGACATGGATGATTATTTACAAGAAATCTATGAAGTGTGGGCAGGCTCTGACGGTTACGTTCCTAGAACGCCACTAGAAGTTTATTTAGACTTTTTAATAAAACAAATGAAAGACTTAGCAGTTGAAGGTTTAAATGACTGACTTAAAGGTCGAACTACTCCCGTGGCAGCAAGAGGTCTGGAATGATGATGCACGCTTCCAAGTAATAGCTGCTGGTAGACGTACAGGTAAGTCTCGTCTCGCTGCATGGAAGTTAATCATTGAAGGTTTGACTACGACTAAGGGTCACGTCTTCTACGTTGCTCCTACACAGGGCCAGGCTAGAGACATTATGTGGCAGACGTTACTGGAAGTAGGTAACCCAGTCATTGTGTCTAGCCACGTTAACAACCTACAGATTAAGCTAGTCAACGGTGCTACCATCGCACTCAAGGGTGCCGATAGACCAGAGACCATGCGTGGTGTCAGCCTTAAGTTCTTGGTCATGGATGAGTACGCCGATATGAAGCCGGAGGTCTGGGAGCAAATCCTGAGACCTGCCCTAGCTGACCAGAAGGGTTCAGCGATGTTCATAGGTACGCCTATGGGCCGTAACCACTTCTACGACCTACATCAGTACTCTGTGCTGGCTAAGGATAAAGACTGGAGTGGTTGGCACTTTACCAGTTACGACAATCCGTTACTAGACGCAGAAGAGATTAATGCAGCTAAGAAGTCGATGTCAGCATTCTCTTTTAGACAGGAGTTCATGGCGTCCTTTGAGGCAGCAGGTGGTGAGCTCTTTAAGGAAGAGTTCGTTAAGTTCTCAGAGGAAGAACCAAAAGATGGCCATTATTACATTGCTGTCGATTTGGCAGGATTTGCAGATGTCTCAAAGAATACAACCAAGACTAACAGGCTTGACCAAACGGCTATTGCTGTGGTTAAAGCAGGCACTGAGGGTTGGTGGGTTGATACTATCATACATGGCCGTTGGGGCGTCGAAGAGACTGCCAGACGAATCTTTGAAGCAGTTAGAGACTACAAGCCTATCTCAGTCGGTATTGAGAAAGGAGCCCTAAAGAACGCTGTACATCCATACCTGAATGATATAATGAAGAAGAACCAACGATTCTTCAGAGTGGAAGAGCTTACCCACGGTAACCAGAGGAAGATAGATAGGGTTGTCTGGGCCTTACAAGGTAGGTTTGAGCACGGTAATATAACACTTAATAAGGGTGAATGGAACGCTCCCTTCTTAGATGAGTTGTTTCAGTTCCCTAACAAGCTTGTTCACGATGATTTGATAGATGCACTGGCTTACATAGACCAGTTGGCTAAGATAGCCTACGCTATTGATTACGAAGAAGAAGAATACGAATTCCTAGACACCTACGCAGGGTACTAAACTATGTTAGATTCCAACGAACCATTCACTATTGAAGAATCACTAGAAGGATGGGTAAGCAACAAAGCAATGTCTTGGAGAGATTACTTTGAGGCCAACTACTCACAGAAGTTCGATGAGTACTATCGCCTCTGGCGTGGACAGTGGGCTCCTGAAGATAAGACTAGGCAGTCAGAACGCTCTCGTATCATTAGTCCAGCACTACAGCAGGCTGTTGAGTCATCCGTAGCGGAGCTAGAGGAAGCTACCTTTGGTCGTGGTAAGTGGTTCGACATCAAAGATGACTACATGGACAAGGATAACGCGGACGTTCAGATGCTCCGTAACCACCTAGAAGCTGACTTCAAGCGTAACAAAGTCCGCAAGGGTGTAGCTGAGTGTTTAATCAACGCTGCTGTCTTTGGTACTGGCATCGCTGAGATTGAATTGTCAACTGAAAAAGAATTTAAACCAGCCACTCAGCCTTTGATGGATGGAGAGCTAACAGCAGTTGGTGTCAACATCGTAGACCGTACTTGTGTTAAGCTACGACCTGTTATGCCTCAGAACTTTCTTATTGACCCAGTAGCTACGTCTATTGAAGATGCTTTAGGTTGTGCTGTAGATGAGTTTGTCTCTCGACACATCGTAGAGAAGCTACAGGAGCAGGGTGTTTATCGTGACGTAGAGCTACAGGAAGCTCAACAAGACTTCGATATTGAGCCTGACCACGACATTCAGTCCATCTACGAAGAAGATAAGGTACGTCTAACCAAATACTACGGTTTAGTTCCTCGTCACCTCCTAGAAGAAGCTATGAAAGACCCTGACGCAGAGGAAGAAACAGTTAGCTTATCAGATGACGAAGAAGATGACAGCTACTACGTTGAGGCTATCGTTGTTGTAGGTAATGACGGTGTATTGCTTAAAGCTGAAGCTAATCCTTACATGATGGGTGACCGTCCTATCATCGCATTCCCTTGGGATGTCGTTCCTAGCCGTTTTTGGGGCAGAGGAGTATGTGAGAAAGGGTATAACTCTCAGAAGGCGTTAGACGCAGAACTACGAGCTCGTATCGATGCTCTAGCACTGACTGTACACCCGATGTTGGCCATGGATGCCTCTCGTATGCCTCGTGGCGCTAAGCCAGAGGTACGTGCAGGTAAAGTTATCCTAACCAACGGTGACCCTCGTGAGATTCTACAGCC